GCCAATCAGGAAAATTAACCCAACCATCATCATTAACATTCCAATGCCAATATTTAGCATGTTGTTCAGTTAAACCCTCTACTGTATTTATTCTTGGTAAGTAAATTAAATCAATTTCGTTCTCTTCAACAATACTATGTATGTTTTTTATCAACCAAAGACTTATCATCTCATCAGCATCAAGGTTAAAACTATAATCTCCACTACACATACTTTTTAAATGATTCTTCTGTGAAGCAAAATCACCCAATAGATTTCGTTGTTCAAATACTATATCGTGTGCAGATACATAGAAATCTAATAATTGTTTTGTTTTTTTATCATCAGAATAATCATCAAGTATTACAATCTCATCTTCAGGTTGTTTCCACTTGATTAAGAACTTTAGTAACTTCTCTAATGAATTCGTTTCGTTATGAGTTAATATGGAATAACTAATCTTCACTAATGCCAACCATGTTTAATTTAATATTCGTAACCTTTAGTGCTGTCAACTTAGTTGTTTTGTAACTACGATATGCTTGTTTAAATACATTATCAGCACTAACGATATCTGAATAAAATCTTTTGGTAGTCATAGCAGAACGTTTCTTTGGGTTAGCTATTTGTATCCTAAAATACTCTTCCTTTAATGATATTAGATTTTCCCTTTCATCCACTTCAGTTTTTTTCATATCAATAACTTTAAATAGTTTTTTCACCTTACTTGCATTAATATAATTAATATTCAAACCCTCTAGTAAGTTAGTTTCTTTATCACGATGTAAGAATAATAAAACAGGTCTTGGATCCTTAACACCTGATTCCGAATAATTAAACGTCACAATCATACCAGGTAATATCTTACCAATAGGTAATGTTTGTTCTGATAGAATTATCTTACGATTGTTGTATCTGGTCGCCAAGTGTTTTCTCCAATTTTTCTACCATTTTGTACGCATCACTAAAATGCGGAACTAAGACTTCGGTTTCTGGATCAGTTTGAGCAAATAATCTCCACTTCAATACTTTCTTTTCCACCAACGGAACTACCATGTAATTTTCAGTAGTAAAAACTGATGGTGCCCACCACCTATCACTTAAATTCCTACACACGTCTTTAAACTCTTGTGGAAATGGATTATCATCAATATGCGATTTCATTGCTCTATTTGAAGCAAAACCACAATGTAAACATTGCATATTCTGTTCATCATCACCAAGCAATACTAACGAATCATCAATATCAATATCATCTAACAAACAACAGGGGCAAGTTACCCGCAAAGTCATGGGATTCATCACGTTATCTTCTTTAATTTAGGTAGTTTTATCTTTGCTGGTTGACTTGGTGTGTCATTACCTATCTTTTTCAACTTAGGTAATTTCAAACTAACTGGTTGTGGTATGTGAGTTAAAACATTATCAAGTGTTTTATTAAATTTATTTGCCATAGCCTTTAATGAAAATTCTCGTCTATTTTTCTTACCTAATCGTTTTGCCTTCTTGGTTATTAATCCTTGTTTTTTATAAAACATTCTCAATTTTCTAACTACATCAGCTTCATTGACACTAAACCACTTTGATGGTTTAACAATAATTGGCTCCCATATCATAGAGTCTGGAACTTCAGTTAAACTACCATTAATCAGTAATGATTCTGAATCACTTAGGAAATCCAAATGACCACTCCAATTAGAAGCGATGACCGGTAAGTCACAACACGTAGCCTCAGCCATTGGTCTACCATAACCCTCTCCATGTGTACAAGTTAAAAAGGCTTTTATCTTNGGGTTATTATATAATAAAGACATCTCTTCAATAGTCAAATCACCATGTATTAAATAAATATTTGGTACNTTATCNATTTGTGAAAATTCATCTTTAATTTGATTAATATTTTTAACAAGTTCAGCTTTATCCAAAACAGAAAAATTAGCACCACTTGTTTTCAATACTAATGCAGGTGATTTGGGTTTATTTGCAAATGCCTGTAAGAAACATTTAATCATCAATGGTATATTTTTCCTATCTTCTCCATACTTACCTTTACCCCATTGACCTACATGAAGATAAGCCATATCTTCTTTAATTAAGTCATTTAATTCGTCTGTAAATTCTGATTTTAGTTCATGCCTATCCATTGGATAATATACGGATGTATCAACGCCCTCAAACAATACTTCAATTGGTTTCTCTAACTTAATTTGAGCTACTTTTTGTTTTGAACCATCAGGTTTCTCTTCCATCTTATCGTAATTACATTTTTGAAATGTTTGTGCTGTAAAATTAGATGGTACTATATTCAAGTCCATTTTATTCATACCAGCCAAAAACTCAGGAGAAACTATATCAGTTTCAACTCCAGCCGTAATTCCAATATTGAATTTTGCCCCATTTGAGAATTCATTTGGTATTCTAATATCAATCAATACGTCAGGTTGTTCTTTAATGTTATTCCCATCAATGAACGTACCCAAGAGTTTTTTATGCCGTGGAACTTCAGGATTTAAATGATTTCTTGGAGTACTACCCCATTTGACATCAATACATTTAATATCTAAATCATCTCTATCCATTATGGAATAAAATATTGACCTTGCGTGATCTCCATAACCACTACGAGTATTGAATGGTGCAATCATTAAAACAAATTTCTTCATACTTTCCCCATCGTGTAACGTTTTTTAGGTTTCCAATTATCAAAAGCACCGTTCATTGAATTGATAAAGTTCTTACCCATCTCTTGACTTGTCATTTGATTTTCTTTACAGAACTCAGCACCCAGGTTACCAAGTCGTTTTCTTTCTTTCCTATCTAAATCATAAAATTCACGTAGACTTACAGCAGCATCTTCAGGATTACATCTATCATCCCAAATATAAGGTGTCATCGGTGAACCCTGTAGTGATATTGAAGCTGGATAAACTGGCTTTACCCACTCACCATGAGTCTTGTATTTACCTCTATGGTTAGTACCGAGCTCAATATAATCTTCAGCAGTTAATAACTCCCCATCATCATCTCGGAATCCACATTGGTCTTGTAGTCCACCCGTTACATTAACGATAATTGGTGTTCCTACCGTAAGGGCTTCAGCACTACCTAACCCAAACCCCTCATTGGATGCTAAATTAATATATACATCACTTGTATTGAAAAGCAAATTCATTCCCATATCACCCATCGGTCCACCTTTATCATAAGTGAAACAAATATCATAATCAGGACATAAATGTTTATGAACTCTTGGTAAATCTGTTCCGTTATCATCTACGGGTTGGCAATGAAATATCAATACACATTCATCTCGTTGTTCTTGTGTTAATCCATCCATAAAGTATTTATAAGCCAATAATACATCATTCGGTTGTTTTCTACGAATATTTCTATTGCTGTAGAGTATTTTATACTTTTTATCCGATATTCCAAACTTTTCATCAAATTCTATTAATTTTATATCATCATCTTGAACCTTATTAAATCTACGAGGTGATATGCCATGTGGTACAAATGTAGTTTGCCAATCCTCATATTCAGGCAACAGACGATTATTGATTCCATAAGTTTGTTTAGATATTCCCATTAATAAATCACTACTTTTATAATAATTCGTATTGTATTGTGGATCTGGTAAATCATCCCAAATGTTATAATAGAAAATTGGAATATTACGTCTTATTTCAGCTTCCATATTATAGAACCAAATCCAAAAACGTGGATCCGTATAGTGAAGAATAGCATCGGGTTTCTCTACTGCAAGTACTTCTCGTAATAAATCTTCATTTCCATAACCATCAACGGGATAAATTTTCAAATACCCATCTTTAATCCCAAACTCGTCAAGACCTTCGGACATATCAACAACCTTACCTGACTCAGGATGTTTGATTGCTCCACCCATTTGAACCCAATCATATTCATTTAGTGTTTCCATAACTATATCTTTAGACACGGTAGCGACACCACTATGCATCCGTAAATCATCGGACATTAATAGAATTTTCTTTTTAGCCATTTAAAACCTCTTTAGATCCTGTATTACCTTTAAAGTATTTTTGTAATACATTTAATTTTTCATCATAGTTAGCAATAACTTGTAATTCCTTTTCAATAGTCTCTACTATATCTGGATGTTCTGCTACCCCTACTTGGTTTTCAAGTAAATTTTCCACATTGATTTTATGTTTTTCAATTTGAGCATTAAAATACAACTCACTAACTTTAATTAAATCTTCTCGATAATTCATTAAAATCGACTCCCACTTGCATATAGTTTATCATAGTTTTCTATTTGTTCTTTAACTACAACATTATTTAAATATTGATGAACTGATCTATTGACTAATTTCTGTAAATTCATTGAAGAATTAACAGTTTTGAATTTAAATTGCTCGTATAGTGTTTTTATTATTTTAACGGATGTTAATTTTGTTTCATGCTTCATAACCTTACCACTTTTGTATATACATAAATATAAAACTTCAATCGATAACGAGTGTTTTTTTTCCAAATTTNTTAGCATAATTTATCGTNGACATAGAACCCTTTGATTCAACTCCTCTTGGTATGAATGCCACGACATATTCTGAATAGATAGCAATTATTTTATTACGAGCAAAAAAGTTTTTCACACTATATGGTCTACCATAATCCTTTTGATTCTTTGGGCAATATAAATTCCAATTTTCATGTTGTGGTGGAAACTCTTGATACTGCATTCCCAATTCTAAAGCATATTTTTTAGCGTAATAATCAGCGCCTGTTTTACACCCACCACTAACTATAATAGTATCTGGTCCTTTCTCGGTTTTTAATTTAAATATAAATTCCTTAATCTTTCTTCGGTTTTCATATTTTCTACTACCGACTATCCCTACTCTTAAAGTATCTTTCCCCATTTACAATGCTCCGTTTTTACAAACTCACAGAACTTACAAGCACTACCAGGAGAAGCATTATAATCTCTGTCTATTTTGTGGTTTCCTTCTTCATCATAGATAGCTTCACGAAATTCTGTGAATGCTTTCATGGTCTTATTGACACTAACTTTACCATTAGACGGTTCAAACCTCTGTAACCTACTGATTGGAAAATCACTTTGTTTTGCTATCTTTCTTTTTAATATCAAGAACTCTACTGTTATCTTATCCAACGGTACATTGAATTTCTCTGAATAGAATTGTTTATATATTAATAATTGAGCTTTCTTGTAAAAGTTCTTCTTATGATAATTTGTCCAACTTCTAGTTGATGTTTTTAAATCAATGATGGTTATTCTACCTGATATCTTATTTCGTATCACTACATCAAGAAAACTTTTTAACTCTACGTTCTCTTGTAGTTCCATAGTTATAGGCAACTCAATACCAACTAACTCGTAGTTCTTTTTCATAAAATACTTACCACGATGTTTTCTAAAGTGATCAAGTATAGCCAAACCATCTTGGTAAAACTCAATCATATCATCTTGACTACAAGGTAAGGTTTCTTGGTTTTCTTTTATCTTTGTAAACTCACTCATCATCTCTTCTTTTAATCGAGACTCCATATTAAGTTTATCAGCAGCTATAATAGAAGTGCCATACATAACCGTGAGATATTCTTGTATGACGGTGTGGCAAGCTGATCCGAACAATGTATGAATATTACCTGTAAATGTTCCTAACTTATCTATATAACGAAGTTTCCATTTAAGGTTACATTCGTTATAACTTACAAACTGACTATGTGATACGTGTCCCATTATACTATCTCGTCAATCATACCATAATCCAAACAAGTCTGAGCATCCCACAATAAATCACGTTTTAATATTTCATCAAGTTTTTTCATTGGTAGTTTAGTGTATTGTTTATAAACGTCTTTTATTGTTTTCATCATTAAATCTAAGTTTTTTTTCTCATCCTCAAAATTAGAATATGTTCCCCAAAAGTTACTACTTAACTGATGAATCAACATATAAGAATTTCTACTCATAAATCTTTTCTCACCAACTACAGTTAAAAAAGTGGCAGCACTTGCTGAAAATCCATCCACGTAAGTATGAACTGGAACTTCTGTTCTTATTATCGTATCCATAGAAGCAATACCACTTACGATAGAACCCCCACCTGAATTAATAAACAACTTTATTGACGGTGGTAATATACCAAGAGTTTTTGATAAAGTCAAGCTTTTACTTTCCATCTCCCCAATTTTTTTATTTAATTCGACACAACTATTACGATTAACACCAGAATAAAAATAAATCTTATTATCCTGTACTGATATGTGTTTATCGTTGTCGTCACCATTCGTCCTTTTAACTGGTTGTTTTTTTTCACCCCAATATCTTTCCATACTATTCCCAAATCCTTGCTAATCTGCGAATGAAACCCAAAATAGCTCCAAATCCAAAGGCTACTCCGGCTATTTGCAAATCACCAACATACATGGCTATTGAAGCCAAAAAGTACGCTGTGAATCTAAATACACCATAAATTGAAAATTCATTTTGTGAATATAACTTTTCTCTTCTTGTCATTATTTACCCCATTTTCCGTTTTTTACTATTGTTGCCATTATACCATAGTTGGACATATCCAAAAAGGCATCTTCTAATGGTTCACCCTCTACGGCATTAACTCTTCCACCAATCAACAAGGTCTTTACTCTTTGGATTTTGTCATTAATTCTGAAGAACAATCCTGTAAGAGATAGTTTTATATCTTCTTCTGTTTGTAATTGTGTCCCAACTGAAATATTCCCTGGGCCGTAATCATGTTGCTTGTGACAGAACAATTCATATTGTTCTCGTTGTAATCTTTTAAATTCTTCGGTCATCTCTGGCCATTCTTGTTCCATCATTGTTACAATATCACTACTGTTACTCATTGAACTAGAATTTGCTTCTTTTTCTGTAATAACCATAACTTCCTCTATTTTATTATTAAATGTGATAATTGTATAACAATAATAACAACTGATAAAACCAAACTTATTATTGTTCTCGTGTCAGGTACTTCGTGTAAAATCAAATAAGTCAATACGGTAAATACTATTGTAGCCATTCCAAATCCAATGGGCCTAACATACCAATAATTTTGAAAATATTCATAATACCATTTTGTCCCATACCAAAAAGCAATACTAATCGGTATACCACCAAATACAACCCACCATAAAGACTTAGCCCATTCATATTTAAATTGACCTTGCATATGAAACCAAGCCCATATATGACCTATCAATGATATTCCTAATGCCATCCATAGCTTACTCATCTAATTTTCATCTTCTTTATTTCTTTATCGGATTTTCCATATTTTTTTACTAACAATATCAATTCTTCTTTTGACATCAAATCATAGTATTCAGCAGCCTGATGTTTACTTACTTCAAAGTAAGTCATAATGAAAGGAACAACTAAATCATTTGTCTTTTCTTTCTTACCACTCAAATACTTTAAGTAAGTCTTTTTCTTTGGTAGTAAATTACAATAGAATTGATACACGGCTTTATGTGGCATAACTTCTATCGTATATGTTTGAAAGTGATTTACGAAAGGTAAAAACTCATCACCCATGCTCAAATAACGATTTACCATAAATGGACTAAACTTCTTTTTGTCGGCATCCGAAAAAGAATCCCAATCTCGTTTACCGACAAATAGTTCATTAATCCAACTAAATAAGTTCATTTATCTCATTTAACGGTAATATCTCACCACAGTTTCCACAATTAAACACTTGAATTGGAGCTATGACTTCTTTACCCGTTGGTGACATAATAGCTGATATTTTCTTTATGACATACCCTTGAATGAAAATCTTATTATTGCATTCTAGACAAGTCATTGTTTCTGCATCCTGTAAGTCTACCTGGACTTCTTGTTTTGGTAGTGGTTTCATTGGTTTTGTACTCATTGTAATTTTCCTAATATGCTTGACATGGTTGCAATAAAGTTAATCTCTTTATCCACACACATCACATCTTGATAAGCTCCCTTTGATATTTCAACAATAACATCGGGTATCTTATCACTTGTTATGTTTTCAACTTCATCATAAAGAAACCTAAACAATTCCGTGTAGTCACTAAAACCACTATCAGCAATCAATTTACGAATTGACCGAATATCAGAATTATTTTGAATCATCTCCAAAAACTGAAGTTTAAACTCATTATGTAACATTCCATCTTTGTCAATCTTCAACTTACCATCTATTGACATTCGTTGTAATTCATTGATTACCCTTCGTAAATCAGGATAACCAGCAGTTACAACGAGTGCCAAATCATCCAAGTCAAAAGATATGTTCTCTTTCTCCAAGATAGTCTTAGCATGTAGAGCAACATCTTTTTTACTTGGTGGTACTATTTTGTAGCTTTGACAACGACTCTGTATCGGGTCAATAATCTTCTCAACGTAATTACAGGTTAAGATAAACCTACAATGAGCAGAAAAGGTTTCCATTAGATTACGTAGAGCAGGTTGAGCAGAATTTACATTTAAGTAATCGGCTTCATCAAGAATAACTATTTTCATTGGCTTGAAACCAATTGAAGAAGCAAATGTCTTCAATTTGTCTCGAACCAAATCTATGTTTCTTTCATCCGACGCATTAATATATAAATAATCACACTCAACGTGATTAACAATAATCTTAGCAAGTGTGGTTTTTCCACCGCCAGCTCTACCATATAAAAGTAAATGTGGGACATTTCCATCAGTTATAAACCTCTCTACTTTTGATTTAAGATGGTCATTACCAACATATGTTGATAAATCTTTCGGCCGGTATTTTTCTACAAATAATCCATGTGATTCCATATTAAACCTGCTGTGAAACTAACCAATATTTAACATTGAAGTCATCAACATTAAACTCGATGTGAGCCAAACCTTTATCACTAATCTGAAGTGTTGCTTTGGAACACTCTTTATTAGCATTTAAAAGTTCTTTAAAAAGATTAGCATTAAAGACAATCGAATCCGTCATATTAACAGCATCACTTTTTGCCTTAATACTAATACGATTTGAATTAATATCGCTATATCCAATTACAAACTCAACTCCACCATCTACTGGATTAATAGCAAATGTATCAACATCACCTAAAGCACCTTTACCTCGAATGAATGAATTGATAAACTGACTATCAATATTCACAATCGTATTAAACTCAGGTGTGTTCTTTAATGCAGGTACATCGGGTATAACACCAATGGCCGCCAATACATAATCAGCTTTCATTATCGAATCCGATAACTTAAAGGCAACTGGCATATTATCAACTTCAGTTAAACTGAAATCAACCTTGTCGGCTAAAGTACCTATCATTTTTGACAATAATGGTGTATCATAAACACCAACTTCAAACTCAGGTAAAGTTTGTTTTGACAAAGTTAATTCACCTAATAGACTTTTGTCTGGTGAAATGAATCGAGTGGATAATGTATCTCCAGTTGATTCCCACTTGACGGAATTTATACTTCCACCAAGATTGTATTTTTGGATAAATGTATCCAATGTTATTTTATTCATTATTACGACTCCTATTGTGTGTTAATATACGAATTTTTTTCATTAAAGTCAAGTTAAAAAAACCTTTCAATTGAAGTTTTTTTATCAATGGGCATATCCCATTTCATACTCTCATAGAACAACTCTATTTTCTTCTTTAGGGCTTTATCAAATAACTTATCCCTATCTATATATTGAGCTACGAAATCCATAATCTCTTTAGGATCATCATAACCCTTGTAAGCGATAGCATCGATATTAAATGGATTGTCTTTCAGATAAACCCATCTAATTTTACTACTATTTCTAATCTGCTCGTGATTATTGACTTTAAAATGTTTTAACAAGTCATTATAGATAACTGATGCCTTAACGTGGACTGGTGCACCCTTTTCCATCTCGGTAAACATAGTCTTACTACCAAAACCATGTTTTGTCTTTTTCTTCGTGTATTTCTTTATACCCTTGACACCACTCGGTAAAGATATGTTTGTAATATCATGGTCGTTTAGACCCTTTTTAAATTCTAAAATGAATTCATCAATTCTTTCTTTTGGAACTTTAAAAAGAATAGCTTTCAATACCTTAGTCATGAAATCACGAAATGCTGGTGGGAATGAACTACGGACAATATCTAATCCCTTAACATCTAGCTTCTCACATGGAGTACCACCATCATTAATAATCCATTGACCATATCGTTTTTTAGTAACCCAAAAAGCAGCCTTAGCAATCATTTCTTGTTTAATCTCAAACCTATGTCCTTCATGTATGTTTAAGAAGTTTTTAGCAAAGTAATCATATGATTTGTTAATATATATTTGAACCTCTGAAGCAATATCAAGAATTTGTTCTGTCATAAACTTCTCATCTTTAACATCAGCATTTGGGAATCTATCCTTAACTAATGGTAAAGCACTATAGAATACTGAATCCGTATCCGTGTAGATACAATAGTCTTTATCGGTTTTCAATATCTTATTATAGTAGTTATTGGTAACTTTCTCCGTGAACTGAATTAACTTCACACCAGTAGTCGTTGTACCCTCGGCATTATCTATATCATAAAACCTAAAGACAGTTAAACCCAAGACACCATATAAACTATTAAGCAAAATCTTCTGAACGTGTTGTCGTCTGTTGAAATGACTACTTAATTCTTCATCACCCGCTTTACCATACTTTTTAGACAATGCTCTATATTCAACTCTTTCATTAAACCACTTCTCCAAGATAGCTGGTATAACACCTTTCTTGGATAAATCATAAATCACACCATTGGAAGATATTGAAACATTATTTTTATTAAAGAAATCTTTTAATTCCCCATTACNGAATCGTCTAATTATCTTACCATTCTT